TGTATATGTTTTTATGTTTTATTCATTTTTATATATTTTATTCATTTTTATATATTTTATTCATTTTTATATATTTTATTCATTTTTAATAAAATATATTATGCATAGTTTGATTTAAATACTACGTGATAGAATAAAAATATATATGGGTAAAAAAAATAACAATAATAAATCCTCTAAGGATTCAAATACGAACACAAGTTATGTCGATAATGATACTGTACCAGATGAGTTCAAGACTGTTATATATGATTTTATAAATGATTTCTCGAATACATTCCCCGAATATTCTGAAAATTTAGACGAATATTTTAACGCTGTTTCTATTGTAAGTGATGATGGTAATGGTGTAAATACAGAGAGAATAATTTCAGAGGATAGTGTTAAAAAGCTGTATACATATTGTAAGGGTGTTTATCCAGAGCGTTTTTTTGATATTTTGTATAAAAATAGTGATATTTTTAAAGTCACTAATCCTAATGATGGTGATAATGAATCAGTTAAAATCGACGCGTGTTTTCTTCCAAATATAGACTTTATTAAGGTATGGAATACACCTGATATATCCGATAATACGCGAAATACAATTTGGAAATATTTACAGCTTATTCTTTTTTCTATTATTACAAATATTTCTGACCGAGATTCATTTGGAGAGACTGCAAAATTATTCGAGGCTATTAACGAGGATGAATTGAAGACAAAGTTGGAAGAAACATTTAAGAATATGCAGGATATGTTTACGGGAACCGGTGGTGGTAAGACAGGAGATTCAGGAGAGACGGGAGATGCGGGAGAAAATACGAAATTCGAGATGCCTGATATGAAAGAGTTTGAGAAATTTGCCGAGAATTTTAAGAATTTTTCATCAGAAAATGGTGATATTGATATGTCTTCTTTCCCTGGATTAGAAGGATTGGCTGGATTCCCAGGTTTTAATTTTAAAAATACTTCTGACTCTGGAACAAGCGCCGGTGATGATTCAACTAGCGGAGATACTAAGAAAAAACCAGAAATGCCTAACCCTGAAACAATTCAGGAGCATATTTCTAAATTATTAAATGGTAAAATCGGTTCACTTGCCAAAGAGATTGCTGAAGAGACAGCAGGAGATTTAGATTTGGGGATAGATATGGATGACCCTGAAAAGATAGATATGGGGAATGTGTTTCAAAAGCTATTCAAAAATCCAGGCAAGTTGATGAATATGGTAAAAAATGTAGGAAAAAAATTGGACGACAAGTTTAAAAATGGTGATATCAAGGAAAGTGAGATTATGCAAGAAGCAAGTGACTTATTAAGCAATATGAAAAATATGCCAGGTATGGGTAATTTGACAAGTATGTTAAATCAATTGGGTATGTCTGGATTGGGTGGTCTTGCGGGACTTGGTGGTAAAGGTGGTAAAGTAAATATGGGTGCTCTTCAAAGCCATTTTCAGCAAAATATGAAACAGGCAAAAATGAAAGAGCGAATGCTTAATAAGTTACAGCAAAAGCAGCAACCGCAACAACAAAAAACGCAGCAACCCACACCACAGAACCGCCCCACTACATCTGTATTCAAATCAGGAGAAGAAATCCAGCAAACACCAAGACATACTGCAAATGGACAGAGTGGGGCTGTAGGAGGTATACTAGCACAACCAAGTACAAATAATACTACTGGCGAAAATAAGGTACTAGTTAATGAAGGTAGTAACACGGAAGTTGCTCAAAAGAAGAAAAAGAAAAAGAATAAGAAATAATAAAGTAATAAAATAATAAAGTAATAAAGTAATAAATGATTAAAGAATAATGAATAAGAAAAAATAATTAAGAATATATATACAATGAATCAGCAGTCACCAACAACATTACCACCAACACCATTTTGGTTAAATGAACCCACTATTTTATTTAATAAAAATCAAATAACTCAAATATGGCCTAATAACAAAATGAGTAATACAGAGAAATTAAATGCTATTAGTAGATTTGTTATTGTTGCTTCACTTTTAGGGTATTTATTAACGATGAATTTAAAAATGTTATTAATATGTATTGTAACTTTAGCTGTTATTGCTATTTTGTTTCACGTTCAATCAAATAAAAATAAAGATGATGCATCTTCTTCCAACTCTTCTTCATCAACATCACAAGATACAAAAATAAAAGAAAGTTTTGTTAATCAAATTTTATATAATGAATTAAAAACAGATTATACTAATCCGAATAAAACCAATCCGATGATGAATGTTCTTTTGCCTGAAATAAGTTATGACCCTAATCGCAATGAGGCTGCACCATCATATAATACAGCTGTCGAGAAGGAAATAAATATAAATACAAAAGAAAGTGTAGTTGATACTATGTTTTCCGATGAAAAAGATAAACAGCGTGAATACATTAAGAAAAAATTATTTAGCGATTTAGGAGATAATTATAATTTCGATGTTAGTATGAGAAATTTTTATACAAACCCTAATACAACTATTCCAAACGACCAAGGTGGATTTGCTAATTTCTGCTTCGGAGATATGATTTCGTCAAAGGAAGCAAATGAATTCGCTCTTGCAAGACATAACCCCAGGATTGGAGGTGTTTATGGTTAAAAAACATATAACGCATATAACGCATATAACGTAAATACAACAAATAATGTAAATATAATAATTAATTTATATTATTTAGTAAAATACTTTTTAGTAAAATATATTTTCAAATATATATACATATATAAATATATACTATAAGCAAATGGCAATCGTAAAGGATTATGTTTTCGACAATTTAACGAGAATTGGCAATGATAGTTGCGGAATGAATCAGAGAAATATCCAAAATCTCAATTCTAGCAATTATACTCTTAATAATTTTTTTTCGTCTGACTGTAATATGACTCGCCCCATTGATTTTGCAACTAATCAACCCGGTATAAATTATAATGGTAGTCATCAAGTAGGTATGGGTGGCTGTAATATTGACACCAATAGTCAGCTGTTTAATGGCAGCATTATGACGCATCCTAGGTGTCGTATTAGTTTATTTGAGCGCCCTTTTAAAACTGTTCCTTACTTAGGAAGAGGTGAATCAAACCCGCTTGTAGAATCTAGATTGTGGCAGGGTGACTATAATATTAACAAAAAGAGCGTAAACCCGTCTTCAGAAGTATGTTTTGTAAATCACGAAATGTATCCTCTTATTCCATCCATTGCATCCACCATTACAAATCCCGCAAATTTGGTCGAAGGTGTTGCTGTAAATGGATGGATTCGTGGAGGAATTCCTTCTCGTGAACTTGAGCAACAAAATACATATTCTTCTTGTAGTTCATAAGTTATTTTATAATATTTATCTTAAAATATATTAAAAATAACATCATTTTTATTATATATTTATATGTATAACACTGAATTTTTATGTACATATAAATTACACGATGATGATGATCATCAAGATACTTTATATCGTCACGAATACCTATATGCTTTTGGATTAAAAGAATACGACTCCGACAAAATTATGAAAACGCTCGAGTACATATATAATAAATTAGAAGATAATGTCGATTTTATAGAAATTTTAGAATCACATTCCCATTTTAGAAACGAAAATAATAATAAAAATCACGAACATGTGTTACAGTTTCTTTTTTCATTCCATACATTTCATTTGTTTCACGCTTGTTTAACATATTTGTTGTCTTATGATAAAACACATATGAAAAATGCTGATGATATGGTAGATGCTAACATATATATTTTAACACGAGAAACATTTATTAAAAATAAAAAATTACTCATTGACGAAATATCTAAAAAATAAAAATATTATATAATATTATATTATATCATATAATTTATTAATATTATTATTATTATTATGGCTTCTACTAAAAATAAAAATACAAATAGTGACTATTGCTTACAGCAGAGAGACTTTAGGGGTATATTTACTCATACTACTTATGTAAATGCGCAAAATGGTAAAGCATACACCGAATCTTTACCTGAGTTGGGATATTTGCCATCTTATATGTCTCGTGAATCTTTTTCAAAGAATTCTGTTGATATTGAGTCAGCATTATTCGGTATCAACTCTACCAATCTGGTTGATCCGCAAGCACCAGTTGTTCCCGAATTAAAGACATTACCAGAATGTTCATTTTTTGACAGAATACCACTAATTATGCCGACTCCGCTAGTTATAGAAAAAAACCAAAGACCATTCCCCGTTTAAAATTTAAATATCGATTTATTAACATATATTAATTATTAACATATGTTACTACACAATCTGTCATTTTTATATTTTTTTATTTACATTATACTCTTATACTGTTTGAAATTCAAAATAATTATTCATTTCTGGTTTTGATTTAATTTGTTCCAATATATTTTTAGAAGGATTATGAATTCCAAAAAAGTCAGATTTATGGATTGTATGTAATGCAAAATTTGCACATTGCACGTCATCACCTAATGGCATATTTAATTTGTAGCAACCTACCGTAAAATAAACATCCTCAGCATAAGATTGAAATTTAATAGAATTACTTTCTGTTTTCTCCGAGCCAAATGTAGAGATAATTTTAATCATATCAATTCTTTTTCTTAATGAAAGCCCTCCATTAAAATTTCTGCATTTAATAAATAAGTTTTCATTTTTTAATTCAGCCCATTCATAACACATATTTCCTCCAATATAACTTTTATTCATTTTAATGAAATAATCAATATTATATGGTTCGCTATTTATAATAAAAGCATCTGCTTGGAAAACTAATATATATTCACCGTCTAATGATTCCCATAATTCTTTGGATTTAAAAAAATCGCTATATTCTTGAGGATTAAAATTATTTACATTAAGTTCCCTTATTTCTACAGAAGGGTCTAATAAAGTATTCACCCACTTACTTTTTAACGATTTTCCACAATAAAATACAATGTTCCAATCTTTTCCAAGTTTAGTTTTGTAATCATTAATTAATTTATCCAAATTTTTAATATCTCTGGGTTCAACGATTAAAGCAGTATGTTTTTTTTGGCTAGATACTTCATTTGTCAATTCCAAATTATTTTCGTCATTTATACATTTATTATCCATATATTTGTTATCCATATATTTGTCAAACATTGATATCAATACTTCACGTTCTTCCACTAACAAATAACTATCAATCTCCCCTTTATTTATATGAATCTTATCTTCTGATTTCAACTCAAATTCTAATACATTTTTTAAGTTATATAATTTATTGTTCGTTTTACTAATTATTAAAGGAGTTAGTGTTGAAATTGCTACAGGTATACATCCTGAACTACTTTGCCCATTAATGTGGTCAGTATTATTTGAACAATCTGTTAAGATATAATCACATTTTTTCAATAAATTAAACAGTTTTGTTGTGCCTATATTAAAATAATTATTAACACTTATATTTGAATTGGTAATTGATTTGATGATATCTAGATTGTTATTTGTAATATTATCACTAGCCCTCCCACAAATATGAAGGTTAACCTTAGTATTACTTTCAAGTCTATTTATAACATCGTAATTTAAGTTCATTATTTGTCCTATAATAGCTATATTTATTTCTGGTTCTAACGTATGTTGTTTATCTGACATATTTAAAAGGCTGTAACAAGGAATAGCCCAATCACGCAAGTTATCTATAAATGGTCGAATTGCCAAGTTATGTTTATATTCAGGTACCCTAATCGTATAATGATGATTAATTGAAATACATTTATCGTTAATCCATTCTTGTTTAAATCCATAATCATCGTCCGTAGTAATAAAAACTATATCAAACTCATTTTTTAATTGTTCAAATTTCGATATATCTTTATATTCAAAATCACAAGTTTTAAAATGTTTCTTATAGAATTCTAACCACCCTAATTCATTATTTTGTTTAGTAAATATCGTTAATTTAAAGTTATTTTTATTGCAATAATTAATAACACAACCAAACATTTCATAATGAAAATTAAATGAATTAAATATTGCCATATTTGTGACATTTGTGACATTTGTGACATTTGTGACATTTGCGACATTTGAAGATTTGTTAATTAAACAGTTATTATTAAGCGATAGTGTATCGCTCCACAATTTTGCTCTTTCTAACCACGAACAACTCTCTGCATATTTTCTACCATTTACCCGTAAATCAAATTTTTCCTTTGTTGTAATATTAATAAGTTTTTCAATCTCATTTCCTGTTTCAATTTGAATGCCATATTCTTTTATCGTATACGGTAAACCTGCATATGGATAATATAAACATATAACTTCAGACATTAACATTTCTAATGCTGTTATGCAAGACGTTTCAGGATAAATACTAGGAAATAACCAATATTCGGCAGTACTCATCTCTAAATACAACTGCTCTGTATTTAACTGTCCAAGATGCTTAACACTACTATAACTATCTATAATTGCCTTTATTTGTTCTTCTTCTTGATTTAATGGAAATTTTGTATATGTTGAAATAACTAATTCAGCATCAGGTAAATATTCCAAAATTTTAGGCCATAATGTTAGCAATATTATTAATCCTCTCTCTGTGCGAGATGTATAAATAAATTTGTTATGTTTTTTCTTATTTTTTACAGGAAAAAATGAGGTATTTATACCATTGTTAATAATATGCATTTTATCATTTAAGGTGGGATACTTTCTTTTATATTCATTGGCGTGCCACTCGGTTTGACAAATACAACCATCAATATACTTATCCCATTTTATTACAATATCAGAATCACTTATGTTTGCGCCATATGGAATCAAATTACAATCGTGAGCCCAAATATAGAACTGATAATAACAAGGATTATTGAACATTTCTAAGAAAGAAATATATCGTGAACATATAATTGTATGAAATGGTATAGTATCAAATAACTTTGGTAGCTCGCGTAAAGATAAATATTTCACATTATCAAATTCTTCTGCCGCTATATCACCAGAAACATAAACTGTGTAATCTTTGGGGAAACACTTGGATAAATAAGCAACCGCTTTTTCAGATCCACCTAATGCATTATTATTAATATATGAGTAATTCCATTGCGTATTAGCAAAACCCGTATAAAATAATATATTCTTTGACTGCATACATTCCTGTTTGGAAAACTTTGGCTCTCCTTTTGCAACCTTTATATTAAGAATACTTTCAACGTCAATACCATATTCTGCGTAGTCTTTTAAGAAATCAAACGAATATAATGGGAAGTTAATAGTTTTTAAAAAATTAATATATTCTTTGAATAATTGTAAAAATTCATTATCTTTTTTTGCGTGTTCGATAAAAAAACGTAGGTTGAAAAGTATATTTTTTATATAAAATGTATTTCTTTCAGGATATTTTTTTGTGAATATAATTTTATACATTTGAATTCCTGTTGTAATATCTTTTACCCTATCAGCTACAATTATCATATAGTATGGCAAATATAAATTTGGTTTACTTATGTCGTGAAATAACTTACTGCTCATGTCGGCTTTTATATATTTTTCGTTATAAAACGATTTTACCATGTTAAAATATCCATATGCTATATCATTTTGCTCACACCCGCAATAATGTGAAACAAGTTCGTATAAACACTCAACTCTTTCTTTATCATAATTAAAAGAATTTACAAGATAGTAAAAACCTGTATCTGGTTGTCCTAACGTTTTATAACATAAAAATATTTTTAAACAAGAAACATATTTCTCTTGTTCCCAATTTTTATTATTCAGAGTAATTTTATACCATTTAATAGCTTCTTGGTGTTTTCCACAATCGAAATAACTATTCGCACAGTAAAATCCATACCGATTATAGATTTCATCTTTATTTGCTACTGCTTCTTCATATGCTTTTTCCAAAATAAGGGCATCCTTCAAATATTTATTCGCATCTTTATTTCTACTACTAGTTCTTCCGGATACAGTATAATAATTGCTATCTAGAGTTTCTATTCCATTTGTATTTTCCATACACGTAATATATTCGTGTAATACACCAACATATTTCCATTTTTTATGATTATTTACCAATTGCGTTCTAATATAGGTTGTTCCACTCGGGTTGCCAAACTTTAAATAATATGAGTCTTTTGTCAATTCAGGTAATACGAAATCTCCGCATATTTCATCATCTGCATCAAATATAAGAAGGTATTTGCTTTTATTATATGCGTGATTTAATGCTACAGTCCTATTGTGACCAAAATCTTTCCAACTATCACAGTATAATTCTCCATTTATATTATTATTTTTAAAAAAATCTATAATCTTTGTTTTAGTATCATCGGTGGACCCTGTGTCGGATATAACCCAGTAATCTATTTTTACTTTTTTCAATAATTTTGTTAATGTATCTTCAATAATATGACCTTCATCTTTTACTATCATATTCAAACATAATTTTGGCTCTTCTGTAAATTTAGTAATTTTATTTACTACGAGTTTCTTGAATAGTTCTCCCTCTTCTACGATTGTCATAATTAAATACCTTCAATATAAAAAATATATTTATATTCTTTTATATCTATATTTGTTTATATTATATTCTTTCTATAATTATAATAAAAATATTTTCTATTCAGTAATATTTATTATTTATTATTTATTATTTATTATTTATTATTTATTATTTACCTTCAACGCGGTCCTTAAATGTACATAGCTCGTTAATAGTATGAAATACTGAATCAAAATTCTTCCATATCGCCAATAATTCATCATTGTTCTGTTTTCGATGTTCTTTGTATTGTCTATGATACTTAAACATTTTTTTTAATTTTTTCTCGATTTGTAGCTCTCTTGATTTTTTTGAAATTGCTTTCTTGATTTGAAAACGTTTTTTCATTTCCTTCGATAAAATAATTTTTGGTAATTCCACTCTCTCTAGTTTATTTACCATTTCGTGTGTATGTGCTTTTTTGTTTTTGTTTTTGTTTTTTTTCGCACCAGCTCTCGTTAGAACACCTATAGCTGAATCGTATTTATTATAAATTTGTTCTTGTTTTTCTCGTTTTTCCTGTTGTCTTGTCTTCACCATTTTATTATTCTTTGTGTTACGGTGCTTTGTCTTGCGTTTTGTTCTTGTTTTTTATAATTATTCTCCATTAACGAAATCAATTTTTTAACATTAAAATCATAATATTTTAATTATAATGTTAAATCATAATGTTAAAATCATAAAATATAGTTACACATATAAACGCTATATTTATTCCTGTTTTTCTTTTTCTACCTCCATATCCTGTGTTTTTGTCTCCTCTACCATTACCACTACTGACATTTCTTTTTCAATCGGTTTTTCCAATCTATGAATCACTTTATTATGCTCCCTCACTACATAATTCAACGAGAACAACAATGCTCCAGGTTCGATATTATTCACAAACTCCATCACATAGTTAAATGTAACACAATTCCTATTTTCACGTAATTCGTCAATATACTTTTTATTCAAATGAATCATATATTTCTTATATTGTTGCGGGAATTCGCCAAATGGTTTCTTTTTGAAAACAAAACAATCCAAATAATTCTGATGTAAATTCTTGGTAAATGCGTGTACACTATTCCTATATACCGAAAAATTGCTCTTATATTCCGGAAATGATTTCAAATATTCAGCAACGCGTCCACTGTGACGAAGTGACAGATACTGCAGCATCAGTTTGTTTTCGGTACCCTTTGCATTCTTCACCAGCTCATAATTCGGATTACGCACTTTCATACGCTCTCCTGTTACCATATTATTAAATACAATACCCATCAGATTATACGGCGAATTCATCGAAGCAAACTCTTTCTTAAAGCCAGCAACAGTATAGTCTGTAGAAAATAACGATTTAGGTGTAAGTACAGAGTTTGCACAATACGTCTTAACAAATCCCGCTCTATTCAACTGATTCACATCAAGTGTGTCTTGATTAATTGTATACAGACCGGTAATGTAAATCTTCTCTTCTGTAATCGGCAATACGATACGATTTTTCGGATGCTGTAATACAAAACTATACATAAACTCTTTCGGGAATTCCTCATAATTTATTCCGACTTTTTTACATGTCTCAAAAAACATATTCCTAAATGTGTCCTTTTCACGAATCTCAACTGTATCTTTAGGATTCTTAGGTGAGAAAAAGGTTACATTGCCACCCACCGTGCTCTTTGTAGCTACCTCCCAACCATTCCCCTTTTTCGAATAAAAAAGATTAATCATCGTACCCTCTACAAACTCCTCAGCATCCCATTCGTTTGTATTATCGTCGCAAATAGGACTCATTATATTATTTAAGTTGAATTGCGTTTCTCTTTCAGCCGTAATATTAAGTGATTTAGGCGGAGAATATGAAACAATCTTACCACTTTCATCTACAACAACAGACCTCAAAAGTCCAATAGATGCAAAATCCTCCTGAGTTAGTCCCAGTGCAGTCTTGTCATATTTAATAATAGAATACATTCCCGTATCTGTCTTCCAAGTTTTCATTGTTAATTTAAGACTATTAAGAATTTTGTCGATTTCATTTGAATGGTCAACATTTTTCTCGTTTTGTTCACCAATCATCTTGAGTAATCTATCAAAACCCTCGTTCTTTTTTAGACTAAACATTGGATTACTGCGGTTCTTGTTTGTCAAGTAACTTGTGTATGTATAATATTATATGCATTTATCTTTATATATATTTTGTTATATATTTTGTTTACGAACAGGCGATGTGTTATTAGGTTATTGGGTTATTGGGTGATGACAAATAATATAACTAATATAACTAATATAACTAATATAACTAATAATCATTTTATTAAACATTTTATTAAACATTTTATTCATATTTAACTATTTATAAAAAATTCTATTAAACATTATATTCATATTTAACTATTTATAAAAAATTCTATTATAATATATAAAGCAATGTCAACTCAAAAACCAGTATTATCACCATCATCACAATTAGAACAATCTGAAAATCCAAATAGCCCATCACCAGAAGAAGACTTGCCTCCTCCTCCTCCTCCACAATTTTCTTCTTCATCAGATGACTCTTTACTCCCACCACCTGATGATTCATCGTCTTTTGAAGCTTCATCGCTACCGCCATCCGTATCCGCATCCGCAACAGAACCATTACCTTCTGACATTTCAATCAGCTTAGGAGACATTATACAGATTATTGCCCCTACAAATTCAAGTATAAATGACCAAATATATCTTATCATTTATGCCGACCAATCTAAGCTAAAGTTAATCAATGCTTCTACTGCAACCAGTCTCGTTCTCACAATTGGTCCAAATGGTGGATTTACTGATGAATCTATTACATCTATCTATATATTGGACCAACCTCAATTCCCTGGTTATGCCAAGCAAAACGATTTAACTACCGGCAAATGGATAAATATAAGTTTCGGTGGCGATCTTCCAACTATTATAACAGGCCAAATTACTGATTTAGAAGAAGATATGATTGAAGTAAAAACATACCCTGGTGACCAAATTTTCTATTTAGACTTCGGTTATAAAGGTATCCCTGAAAATATACCCATCACTCATATCGAAATACGCAGCCCTCCCAGCAAAGTTGAAGAGGCCGGATTATCCGCCGCCACTGCCGCGGTTTCTACCAAAGATGCAAAGTTCAATGCCCAATTTATGCAGTCTGTCGATGAAGATGCTGCTCAAGGAGTTGAACCGATTTCTATAAGTAAATCTAAAGCAGTCGCCGGTTCTGCTACTGAAGATATTGCATCCAAAGTTCCTGTAGAAGAAATGAAATCTATGCTTCAAGATATTTTAATCGATGCTGATTCGATTAAGTTCGGAGATGAGTTGGCTCCAATCGTTCAGGTCGTAGAGCTTCCAGAAGAGCAAAAGCGCTACAGTATTGAAAAACAAACTTCTGACTTGTTAAATGAGCTGGTTTCCGAAGTACCAAACGAAAAACGCACAAAAGTAGTATTAAATAATATTCATAGTTTAATTGAGCGTTTCTGTCAGTTGCGCGACGAATTCTCCATCTTCGATGCAAACGGTAATGCTGCCCCACGACCATATAACACTGAACATTATAAACCTCTTGCTAAGTCACTTATGGCATTAAACCAGAAATTATTCTGGATTATGCCTATTGTCAAAAATGTTCGCAAATTTTATAATGTAGATTCTGTCTCAGTGGGCGACCAAAATGATTTTACACTTAGTACTATCGACGAAAGCATAGATACATTTAATGCAATTGAGCAGGATTATTCATCCAGTAAGGAAACATTTAAGGCATATATGTCAAAAATAAGTGATTATATCACACCGTTCCAAAATACCGATGGTCCCATTCTCCAGTCGGTTCGAACAAATCTTTCCGCCGTTTTAGATAATCTCGGTAACTTTTATTCCAGTATTGTAAAGCGTGATTCCATAAAAAGAAGTAGATTTATTATACAAACATATAACCTCGGTCTTTCAAATATTCACATAAAGAAGTCGAAATCTTTCGGAAAGCGAAACTATGATGTCGTAGAAACTGTACCTCTTACACAACCAGATGAACTTAATATTCAATCATTTGTCACGCTCCCTGAACCTGCAATTGTATTTTCTAATATTTCACTACCAGAAACTAGTATTATTTCTCGTGCAAATATGAATAAGAATTTTATCCAATATTGGAATCTGCTTCGGAAAAATACGAGTATTACGCAGAAAACGATTGAATTAGAAGAGAGAGAAACACATAACCAATATTCTGAGTCAGAGATGGTGCAATTTACATCAAGCTTTATGACTTTTATTTCCAGCCAAGATTTGGGATTCGCGAGAAAAATATAACAAATTTATTCAAATGTTTGTGCCTACGACTGATTTATTATTCGATATTATGAATAAATATGTTACTGGCGATATAACTCTTACTAATTATGTGGCTGTTTTACAGCCTTTTATGGTATATGTTCGCGATTTAGATACTAAACAATACAATCTTATCGTATCTATGATAGAGCAAAAGATATTGGATTATAAATCAAAACTCATCCAGTCTTCAAAAGAATATGCAATTTTATCTTCAAAGAAGTATGTTTCGAAGTGTGCCGCTGCATCTGTGCTATATAATTTGCTTATGGATTCAAAGCAGGTGAAGTACGACGCTGATATTCTCGGCATTTATGGTCTTTCTCCTGAAAATTTTAAAGGTGCCGAAGCAGGCGGTGGCGGTGGCGGCGGTGGCGGTGGCGTAAGAAATGCCCCTCAAAGTGAAAAACCAGTTACTTTCAGTTCTGCTGCTGATTTAGATTTCGAAGCTGCTTTAGATAATTTTACTACTACTCCTCAAGAGCGTGCGATTGCTAAATCAGCAAAATATATTGAAACCGCAAATAAGATGCCGATTGATACTGAAAGTGTGGCAGATTTGACCAATGTATATAATTATATGAAGCGCAAATATCCCGATGATTTTGAGGAAATTAATAAGCAATACCCCGAAAAGGCTTATTTGGTAAAAACAAATGTAATTGCACCTGTGATAGTTACAATGAAGCGATATATGGAAGAATCACGACGTGAAAAAATGAATGAACGACGTGGCACTTCACCCGCGTCATCATCTGTCGGATTCGGTGCGAATAATGTGTTTCCAAATGTTATGCTTTCTAATGAAGAGATATTATATCGTCTCATATGTGTAGACAATGCGCGATTATATATGAATACTCTCGCTGTTATTAATGAGGACCTTATTACACCTTTTGACTTTGACCAATTGTATGCCCAGGAAACTGATAAATTTGACGACAAAATGAAGACAGGTCACGAAAAAAATACTTGTAAAAATTTCGTCCTTACAAAGAAATACACCGATAAATCTGATTTGCAAGAAGAGGAAGGAGATGAAGTATACTACGACAAGCTATATGATTTTACAGATTATTCATTTTTGAAGAAACACGAAAAAGAACAGGCAGAATATAATGCTGCTGACTTCGAGACATTTTTAGTAAGTCGCTATATGAAGAAAACGAAGCTACCTATAACCGATGCTAGGTCCGAGATACGCGATATGATGCGTGGGCGGCGTGCTGTTCAAGACGGCCAATACGCAGTTCTAATGATTGAAGATGAGGAGTCTGGTAGCGGAGGCGCATTCGGTGGTCAAGGTGCTGAAGCCGGTGAAGCAGCTCACGATGGCGTACGCTATGAATATTATATTCGCGACAAAGGAAAATGGGTAAAGGATGATACTATTGCTTCATCGGTTAGTATGTACGACACATCATATTTTTGTAACGTTAAAGACGACTGTTTTTCTATAAATAAGAAATGCCTTAACCCTGAATTGGCTGCTGATACGCTAAAAGACCAAATTGTAAAACAAATGTATGATGAATTTGATTCACGAATTCACGAAACACAAAAGATTATAATAGACAATGTATATCGTAAATATAAATACTCTATTGACACACTTGCACAACTGCGAAGTGTCAAGAAGTATAATATTTATAAATACAACGACTTTCAATATTTGACTGGCGTCGATATAGACCGTACCGGTAATCAGCCATTCTCTCCGTATGCCCGCATTTTCGACCTCATTTTGGGTCAAACAGATTATGTCAAGCGTCAGAAAAATATTATGCGTTTTATTCAAAGATTTACACGAAAGGCAATCGATGTCAGTTCACAAATGCCCCATAGCATCGAGATTGAAAGTCCATACTGGTTATATTGTAAAGATACGAATACAAAATTAGTGCCATCATTTTTTGAAACGATTGCTTCGACATTTCTAAATCAGGGTGATGTTCAGATGGCGATAGACACGATTTGTAAAGATCGCGGTTCTATTAGTGAGGATGGAGAGGCTTGGACCGATAAGCATAGTGGTTATGTTATAAAAAATATAGACCTTGATACCGAGGAGGGATATGATGCTGCCGGTTATAAATTACAGACGCGTGATGTTATTGAGAGCAGTTTAAGTGAGAGTTTAATTCAGAGTATTCAGGAACGGAAAATACCCACATTTAAAAATCCCGATTCTCAAATGATTAGTAATGTCGTCACCACTATGACGAAATATATGGGAATTGATTTGGAAGCTCGTCGAGTATTTATTGTCGAAAATTCTACGCGATTTATTTTATCATCCTCTTTTCCAACTGAAGCATCCTATAATGCTGGTGCCAAAAAAACAAAGTCGTATAATGAGTATAAACTGTTGACTATATTGATGGTTACACTTTCATATCTTGCTGTGACTATTCAGACATCAATACCTCATATAAAGACGCGCAAGACATTCCCAGGTTGTTTGCGTTCATTTGTGGGGTACCCATTGGATGGTGAGGGAGATTATTCGTTACTGAAATATATTTCGTGTATTGCCATCAAAATCAGTTCAGGTATAGAGCCGTGGAATACAATTCAAAAGATAAAGAAGGAACAGACGCTTGTTGACCAAATGAAGGGATTTATGGACAAGTTTGTTATAACGAATGCAACAATAAAGACAAAACTGGAAGAAAAAAGAGAGTATAATAAATTATATGCGGTTGAGGAATTGCCAGCAGAGCACGATATTAAACGCTGGATAAATTTTCTACCACCGCTTTCACGTATTAAAGTGACGACACCAGAATCTTTGTCCCCGAATTTCACACGAACATTGCAAGAAGAGTTATCCAAGGGTCAAAAAACGCAGTATGATAAAATATCAGCGATTCGTTCAAAGATTATACATTATTCATTTGCTATACAGATTATGATACAAGATATTGTTAGCAAAGAGAATTTAATTCTGACAAATGGGGTAAATGCTCCGGTTGTTGAGAATGCTTGTTGTAATCCCGAGGGTTCTATTAATACAGTGCGATATTTTGTTGACCGCGATGTAAATGTATCAAATTACAATAATATGGTTAAAAATTTGTGCGACATTATGCATGATATAATATCTCTCCAGAAATCAGTGTCCCTCTTAGACCCTACAAACACCCGCACAAAATATCCAGAAATCCCCGAGGCATTTGACGAGACAACGGTATACTTAGCATTTATTACATATTGTAAATTCAATAATGACACTCTATCAATACCCGAAAATATACAACACTTGTGTCATCAAAAACCATCGGAGCGTATATATAATCCCGCGGAGGAATCTCTTCGCAATAAAATAGATAAATTAAAGAGTACAGGTGAATATAATTATACTAATGAAGCATTAGAAGCGCTATTACAAATTGTTAATCGCGAAAATATTGTACCTTTTAATTTTGAAATGAAAAATGTATCATATATCCAGCAGTTGCGCGACCTAATTGCATCTTGGGAAGAGCACAAAACTCCGGAAAATATCGAAATACCAGAACCGATGGTTGTAAGGCTGAAGGCCGTAATGGATACATTTGATATTGAGATTACCGAAGACACTGAAGAGTTAAGAGATTTGAAAAATTATCTTGCTGACAAAAATGCCGAAATCGCAGATACTGTCGTACGATTCATAAACGATAATAAGCGTATATCTGCGAAGGTTCAACAGCGCTATAAGAGTTTTCTATTAAATGTCACCAGTTTTAAGGCTGGTGGTGATGGTATTATGTGCCCGCGTAAGGATACTGCAACGTATAAAGGTATGAGTTATGTAGTGACGCAGATACGAAATCTGGTAGATGTTTTCCCCAATATTATAATGAATAATATAGATTATAAGAAGATTGCTGTCTCGAAACACTGGGGTTTGTCTAAATTTCACGTGAAAGATATACAAGCGATTGTTAAGCGGTATTATTCCAGAATTGATAAATTTTTTAAGGATAAAAATAGTATACTTAACGATTTGCTTGAGCAAGTGAAAAATACGATGGGAAAGTGGTTAATATTTGCATCACATACTCCACTTTTGGCGCGCGTAATCGAGTTTATTGATATACAGGACAACGATGAAGAGATTCTAATGTTAGAAGGCGAACAAGACATATCAGAGTTTTTCGAGACTGTTGACATTAGTGGTAAATCGAGGTCTAAACAACGTAAACGTAGTGATGAAGAAATTGCACGTGAAAGAAAGGCATTCGCGCAGCGTGAGGCGATGGCGACGGCGGCGGCAGCGAGGGGAAGAGAACGCGAAGAACGTGAAGAACGTGTAAAAGTGAGTCAAGGATTTTACTCTGTATTTAACGATGACTTGATCCGGCGTTTATTTACTTATTATTTACTAAATGTTATATTGAAATATGTTACTATAGCGCGAACACCTGTTATGAATGTCCAAGAGACCGGATTATCTGAAGACGTAGAATCTGACCTTATGTCAGTATTACAAGCCC